CGTCAGCTTGCCGTTTTTGTCAGACGTGATGCTGGCATTCTGGCCTTTTACGATCTTCTTCGGCGTTGAGGGCCATATTATGCCTTCTACCGAGCTACTGTACCTGATCCATGGGTTAACAATGTCACTGGAATCAGTACCTTGCCATAAAACGTGTATCTTACCATTTGGAGTTGTAATTATTTGTGGTGATGATTGCAGGAACGCACCTAATGGGGCAATCGAAGACTGAAATGGATTGTTCCATCCTGTGCCGTTGTATGAAATATGCCCTATCCCGTAATTCGGCGTATTATTTTCGAATTGGACAGCTATAATTGGATATCCATCTTTTTTAAACGTTAGGTTGGGATTAGTCCAATTTAGTGATGTGAAATTGGCTGTTGTTAATTGACTAACCGCACTCGGAGTCCCTAACGTCCCGTCCGACAAAATCTGAATGTAGCCTGCGCGGATGTTGAAACTGTTCGGATAACTGCTGTTTTTCGTGCTGGCTGCCCACCAGAGTTTGGTGCCGTCAGGAGCGATGGCAACATGAGCGTTATTGTATGCTGTTTGGTTTATTTCAAGATCAATTTTCGTTAAAAGCGCAGTGTTTGTCTGCGTAGCAGCATCAAATGACCATGTGCTTAATTGGTTATGCACTCCAACGACGTATACTCTAGTTCCTTTTGAAGCAACCGCCAAAGAAGATATATTCACGCTCGTTATTGAACAAAGCTGAGTCCACGTCTTTCCGTTGTCGAGAGATTTATAAAAATAAGTATATCCAGTGGTATTATCCTTGGCCGCTCCAACCAACCACCCATTACTCAACCGAACAGGAGGAGCCATCTGCGATACGAGATAAGCCTGGTTGACGACGTTGACCGGGACATACAGCTTGCCGTCTTCCTGCTGAATCGTGAAGTTTCGTGTCACTTTGGCAGAATCATCGACGCCTTCATTGGCCCAAACCTGGATCGATGCTGTCTCGGCTGGCAGCAGGCCCGAGACGTCTGTGGAGCCATCCCAGAAACGGCCTTGGCTGTATGTGAGCGTTTTGCTGAACGACTTCGCAGTTACACCGTCCGAATTACCAAGTGCAATACTCTGCGTTGGCCCGCCAGCAACCGAATACTTGACTGACAGTGCCTGTCCAGCGTCTGCATCAGAAACGCTGCCTTCCAACTTGTATGTGCTGCCTTCAGTCAAAGTAAGGTTGTCAGTTGGCTGCGTGAGCGCAAGTGTCGGAGGCTTGTTGAATGCCACCATATAAAATGCATTCTCAGAATTACGATTATAGTAAATCTTGTCACCGGACATAGAAGCAGTGAATGTGGATACCGACTCAGGAAAAGTGTGCATGAGCGTTTTGGCACTGCCATCATAGTTCATCTTATAGATGTTTTTTTGGTCGGAAGTGCTGTAAAAAATAACGCTACTGCACAACTGCAAGCTGTATGATGCTTCTGACAGTAGTGTTACGGGATTCTTACCCGCGCTGTCTAAGCGATAAATACCTGTACTGGTTTGCAAGTAGTAGTATCCTGACTTTTTGCCGACTGAATACAAATATCCCGAAACGCCTGTCTCGGTTTTTGTTTGTGGATCACCCGTTGTAGACACGTATATTTTGTTGGATGACGGGTCTCTCGAAAACAATAAGCCATCAATCATCCGTATAGAGTCAACAGATAACGCGTAGTTGCTTGTAAAACCAGTAGCTGCAACAGTGCTATAAAGCTTATAGGCATCAAATGCGGACTGATGCCAGAAAACAGCTCCTCCCAGCTCACCGAGTAATGTGGACACACTTGGATAGCCATAAGAGTAGTTCTGTGGCGAACCACCAGTGATCGGCAGCTTGTTCAGTTGATATGAAGATCCTGTAGACGTTGAAAAGTAAATGAAATTCCTATCATTAGAGACAAAGAATCTGTCAAAAATAGTATACGCTCCACCAATTTCAGTGAATGCGCCTGTCCCTCTATTGAACGACCTAATTTTATCGCCAATCAAGCCATAAATCGTTTGGTCGTATGAATTATTTTCGAAGAATACACGATAGTTATAGAGCTTTAAACCGTATCCTGTTGCCATGTTCCTCCCCCTTTCCATGAAAAAAGCCGCTCGGGTGAGCGACTGTTGTACAGCTATACCTCCAGCCTGCTTTGCGCCTCGTTGTAGTAACCGCGTATCACTTTAATGCCGCTGATCGTGCTCAGATCATCCTTGAAGTGGTTGTACAGAAAGTTCTCCGGCAGCGTGCTCTCGATCACGTTCATACGTGTCTTCAGGTTCGATACGTCTGCGGTGAGTACGGCGATCTGTGCGTGCGCGTCTGCTATGCCTTGTTCCCAACGGTTTATGTCCACTTCGGTTACTGGGTCATCTTGTTTCCAGTCCATCTTGGCGTTGTACGGCATCCTACACGCCTCCTTTCACTTCGATAACAAAGGTCAGATTCACGAACTGAGCACCGTTCATTTCAATAGTAGCGATCTTTTCTGCGACGACCGCCCCAGTTCTGGTGCGCAGCTTTGCGCTGGTGATAACCGGAACGCTGGCAATGTGCTGCGCCGACACCTCCAAAGCAATCCCGTCTTGAATACCTGCAATCGGATGCTGCGCAATAGAAACTGCATGGATCGGAACAGAAACAGCATTATTCAGCAAGATGTCGCCGCCTGTCACCCGTGCCAACAAGTCATCTCGCATAGTTTGTAGGTAGCTTTGCGTGATCATCTGACCACCTCCTCGTATCGTTTGATTGGGGTCATCCCTACACGAAACTCACTGACCTTGTGGTACTCTTTAATTCCAACAACCAGCACGTCCCGAAGTTCAACTCTCTCCAGCGACACAGGCTCGAACGCAACCCCGTTGCAATGAACAGGCCGGATTTTCTCGACGGCCTGTACCGCATTTTTGGTATCGAATCGATCCTCAATCGGGTAAACGTACCGGATCACTTTCTTTTCAAAATCCTCGACCATTCGTACCTGCTTGAATGCTGACGAACTGTAGCCAATCGCCCGCAATACGCTTGGAGTAAAGCCAAGGTACGCCCAATGCTTCTGCCGTATATTCTTCCGCCGCTCCTCAACACCCAGCAGCTGCTTTTGACCAAAGTAAATCCAATCCCAAACATCCAGCCCCCAGGTCGCTGACCACGGATGGAACTGCCGCAAAACGTCTTCCCGCTCCGCGGCAAAAGCATCGACTGCAGTTGCTGCGCCTTCGAAATGATACTCCGCTACCTTGTTCTCGTACCATTGCGGCGGCAACATTTGCCTGTAGCGTTCTGGGATCATGTCGTCACCGCCAAAGCGAGCGAAGCGACAGAGTCAGCAGGCACGGTTAAATTGGCTTCCTGGCCGTTCAGCGTGTAATCCGCAAAGTCGACGACCCCGTCCACGAAAAAGAGCGCCCCGATCTGCTGGTACACGATCTGCGAACGCCCTTTCAAATACGTTTTCACCTGGGCAGCAATCTGTTCCTCGATCTTCGCCTGCTCAGCATCGGGGCGCAGCGCCAGCTTCACTGCAATCGAAACGGGATAAACCTTGGCTGGCAGCACCCGCAGTTCGTGCAAAGCCCGCCTTTTGTCTTCCAGCTTGGTACGCACAGTATTCGCCAGCTCTTCCGTGGCAGGCTGACCGCTCGCATCCGTGATGTACAGATCAATCGACAGATCGTGCCACGCCTTCTCCACAGCAACTGCTCCGCCTACGCCGTCAACGTTTCGCGCCCAGCGCTCATAGTCCTGGCGGCGGCCGTCGCCTTCTTCGGAGCGCGCTCGATCCAGCAAACGTTTACGATAGGCATCGTCAGTTTCTCCCTCATTGCGAGGGAGGCCAAAAAAGACGCCTGACGCGTCCAAATATTCACCGTCTGCCCAAGGAAGAAAGGCTTGCAAAAAGCCGTACTCCAAAAGCTGCTGCTGCTCGCTAAGCTCTTCGGCAATCGGGTAGGCCAAATCGTAGTGGATTTCCCCCTCTCCCGTAGCCGGCGGCGTCTCCCCGCGCTTCTGCGCGAGCACAGCCATCCGGTTCGCGATCCGCTGGTAAATCTGTTCGGGCGTCTCCCGCAAAATCGGCATTTCAGGTCTGTCTATCGTTGCCATGCATCCACCTCCAATCGGGTTGTGCCTCTTGTTCCTTCTATCTCCAGTTGCAAAATGACCCGGCCGCCCGCAAAGCGAATGTCCTGCACGACAGCGCGCTCAATCTCGCTGTGTGCCTCCAGCGCTTCCTCCGTCTGCGCCTTGATCGTCGGCAATGACAAACCGGAGCGCATCCGGCCTTTTTCCGCCAAAAAGTCCACCCCGTACCGCTCCGAGTAAATCGCGTAGCGAAAGCGGCGGGTGTGGAGAATTTTGTGCACCGTCTCCTGCAAGTATTCTGCATATGTTCTCGTGCGCAAATAGCGGCCATCTGGCCCTTGCTTCAACTGCTTCGTCTCCCAATCGAACTGATACGTCCAAGGAATCGGCTCGTCCGTTTGCGCCGTCAAAATGTCTTCCGTGCCCGTCAACTGGGGAAACATCATTCCACCACCCCGAGCAGGAGGTATTGATCGTTCGTGCAGGAAAGCAGGGCAACCTTTTTCCCTACGTCCTCCTGGCGCAACTCCGCAGAGCGCAAGGCGACAATTTCATCCGGCTCCAAAGGCGTTGGGTCTTCGTCGAGCTTGACGGACAACGGCGTGAGCGACAAAAGCTGTCCGAACTCCCCTCGGGTGTTCACCAGCCCGTCCTGTGTATATCCCCTGAGCTTTGCAATGACGGATTGCATGGTTACGTCCTCCTTTCCAGTTGCAGATCCATTGTGTATTGCCCGCCTTTCCAGTGAGCGTTGCAACTGGTGACGATCCAATCGGTAATGGTCTGATTGTTCTTTTCCATGATCTTGATCAGCCAGCCTGCGCGAAGCCTTGCCGCCTGCTCGTCCTCATGACGGACCGAGATCGACCTTGTCAGCGGGATTTTGGACAGCTCGGCAAGCTGCTTCGCTGCCAAAGCGGCAACATTTTTGTCCTCCCCGGCGTCGATGACCTTTTGCATGCGGCCAATTTGCTTGACGAGGCTCTCGTTCGCTTTCGTCGCACTGCTCGCCACCTTGTCGTCCTGGTAGCGCTCTGCTGTCACCACCGTGTACACATCCTCGATGCTCTCGCCTGTGGAGCTTGTTGAAAGCAAGCTTGCCTTGAACAGCGGAACGATCGGGTTTGCTCCCTCCGGCAAAACGGTCAGCTTGTCGCGCTGGTACTGCACGAAATAGCGGGCGCCTGTTTTCTCGTACGCTTGCTCGGTCAGCGATGTGAACAGAGCCGTATATGATTGGGGAGCAATGCGCTCTTTGGTCGTGAAGCCAAAAGGCGGGCAGCTTATGTTCACGCCCGCCGCCTTGATGACTCGCGCCAGCTCCGTTCCGGCATCGCCGTCCAGCTTGATGCGGGAGACTTCGTTTTTTTGCAAATACCAGCCAAGCTCGTAAGCTGTCGCGGACAAATCCCCAGTCCGATCGTCGCGATCGAGGCGGACAAGCGGACCGTGGAAGATTTGCTGCGCTTCTTTTAGCTGATCGCCGGAAAAGAGCATCAAAAAGCCCGCCGCTTGCAGGGGCGGGGCTTCCTTGATTTGCACACTCAACTGCCCGGCGATTTGCCCGCGGGACGATGACCAGGACAGCTCTGTGACAGCCGGGGAAAGGTCATATCGAGTCTGTTCCTTCCCATATATGACTTTCATCTCATCATCTCCGTTAAAATCCGTGTGCGTCTTCCAGCTTTTTTTGAATCCGCATGCGCATGTCCTCAGCCCGGCTGCTGCCAGCAGACTGAGTCATCGCCTTCTGCTTCTTCGTCTTTTTCGCTACCTTGCCGCTCGTATTGGGACGAACCGGCTGCTGCCGCGAGATGACGGCGCCAGGGGAGAGAAGCTGCGTCTGGTTGCTCCAGGTAATAAATTCGTCTTTTACAAACAGCGGCAGCTCAATCGAGCCGTGAAAATCGACGTTTTTCCCCTGAAACTTGCCATCGCACGGCCCGATCAGCACATTCCAGGCGAGATTCAACTCGTCGATCGTCAGCAGCACCTCTGATCCTGTCAACCGCTCCAATCCGGCAAGCCACGATCTCGGACCTTGGTAGCCTTTGACCTCGATGTAAGGAGCTGTAATGTCTCCCGGCAAAAAGAAATCGAAACTGATCGATTTCGGACGTCTGGCCGAGATGCGATTGGCGGCGAGCAACGTGATCGACGTGGTGCCTTCGACATCGTTACCGTAGCCGCGAAATTGGATTTCGGCTGGAGTGACCGGGAATGTCAGTGTGTATTTGCCTTGCATGCGAATCATGTCACCACTCCTCCTCTTGTCTCCAGCGCGTCCAACAGTGCCCTCTCGATGATCGCTCTGATTCTTTGGCTGACAGTTGGATCATTGAGCATTTTCAGCATCGTCGGAATATCTTGCAGCACACCGTCCGCCTGCAAAGAAATTGTCAGTTGTGGGATCGTCAAGGAGACGCTCTGTGTTTTTGCATTCGGATTTCCTGCTGGTGAATAGGCAGGGGCAGTTGACCTTTGCGGCGCTGCTTGAGGTGCGCGTGTCCTGCGCCGCTCCTTTCCGAAAAGCTGCTGCTTTTGTGCTGTATCTCCTTCTTTCGCAAGCGACCTGTTCTGCCACCAATTTTTTGCTGTGTCATAGATCGCGCCTCCCGCCATAGAACCTCCGAAGCCACCAATGATGCCGCCGATCGCTCCTCCGATTGCTGTCCCAAGTCCCGGAACAATGGAGCCTACAGCAGCTCCCATCGCCGCGCCAGCAGCTGCGCCTCCCCATCCACCAAGCGCTTCTGCACCTACTTGTGCTGCCGTATCCACTTTATTTTCCGATCCGGCGATTGTCGCAACACCGAGCAAGGTTCCAACGAGCGGTACCCTTCTCAATCCTGCCTTCGCGATCTTTTTCCAGGAGCCTTTTCCTCCGGCTTTTTCGGTTTTATCCGCTTTCTCTCGGCCGCCACTATCCAGTTCAGTCATGTCCGGCAGTTCAGGCATCATGTCTAGAGGAGAAGCACCTGGCACAGCTGCACTGATGCCAAGAGGAGCTGCGCCTGCGACTGCGACTGCACCAACTGCGGTTGCATTGCGGTTGCCTCCCGTCTGCTTGTTCGCTTCATTACCAGCAGCAGACTTGTTCGACCCGTTCCTGTTTTTATTGCTGTTATTTTTTTTGTTACCCTTATTGTTTTTGTTGGATTTATTCCCCTTTTTACCACCTACGCCAGAACCGTCGCAGCAGCAACAGCAGCAGCACTCTCGTTTTCCTCCTGCATCCGGATTGAGCGGTTTTTCTTCCTCCGCTGCTTTTCCTTTTTTGCCTATTCTGGCTATAAGCCCCCCTACCGTAGTGAAAAAAGCTTTCGTTTTCGTCCAGATGTTTGTTGCAAGGGCACCGACTGTCAAAATGACGGTCACAGCCGTTACCGTATATACGGCACCTTTCCTTACCGTCTCATCCCAACTGTTGAACCAGCCGGTGAAAAGTGCAGCTGTTTTGGAGACCAGCGCAGTGACACCCGACAAATCGCTAGTTACTTTTCCGATCGCGTCCATCGCCTCATGCTTCGCCTCTGCCTGAGCCTGAAGCGTAGCAAAAAACGGGTCGGCCTGGGATGAAGCTGCATATGCTTTATCTACCTCGTTATTCATCTCTGGCTTCATATCGCCGGAGGCAATCTTGACCGTCTTCTCCACAATATTTCCCGAATCGCCGCCCAGACTGGCCATGGCTTTTTGCTGTTCCGCCGCGTTCGAAGAGGCAGCAATCAGCATCATCATTTTTCCCAATGCGATTCGCTGCTCGTCTTTGTCTGTAGAAGCCAGCCCTATAGCAAGCCTTTTGGAATCTTCCTCGGCTCTTTGTTGTGCCATGGCTTTTTTCTGCTCGTCGGTTAGTTTCTTTTCCGGGTCAGACTCCTGAATTTGCTTTTCGTATTTGGATGCAAGAAGCTGTACAAGTCCACCATTGGCGTTATATTCCTGACCCTTGATCAACAGGGCGCCAAACTCCTTGCTATTCAGGGACAGCTGGCTGATTTCTCCGACCACGGCAGCCAGTTTCTCTGGGGTATTCAGCATTTTGCCATTCGCTGTGTTGAATTGCGCGAGGGAATCTACCAGCTTGAGGCTAAGATTGCCTGCTCCCGCATTGTTCATATACTGAAGCGCATTCGCCAGTTGTTCAGGTTTGGCATCAGCCTGTGTTGCGGCGCCAATCGCTGTCATCATTCTTACACTTTCTTCCCCGGCAAGACGAGTCGTGACAGCCAGTCTTGCTGCCTCTTCCACCATTTTGGGATCGACGTTCCCGCTTTTTGCAATCAGAGCCATCGCCGCGGGTTCGGTCAGATAAGGATTGAGCCTTGTCAATTTCGCGGCCATCTCTTCGAAAACTCTCATTTCCGCAGCGCTTTTTCCACTGCCTGCATAAATAGCCCGCTCTTGCCCCGCAGCCTTGGCTTCCGTTTTGACTCCATCCATCGATGTGCCAAAAGCAACACCATTCCAGAGTCCCCCTAAGTTGGCCCACTCCTTTTTCATGTCGTCAAACTTGGGGGCAATGTCTACAAATTTGACTTTAGGCTTCACTTTGTTCAGCTCATCCATGCTGGCCCTGACTTTCTGAACGTCGCTCTTCATTCGACTAAGTCCTGCGGAGAGCTTATTGGTCATGCTCTGCATTTCCCGTCCTGCTCGGCCTACTTCCTTGGTCATCGCGCCCATTTCGTGCAGCATGCGCTTCATTTCCGAACGCGTGTCTTTCAATCTAGCAGCATCTGTTGCCATTCATTTCACCTCCTGTCTTAACTGTCATCCAACTTCCTTTTATATCCTAAAGCGGGATCAGAAAAAGCCAAGCCCCTTCACCCGGCCCTTTCCTCATCCTCCAGCTCGACCATCTGGCAAGCCATCACGAACAGCTTTTGCTTGTACGCGTCCACATCGTACTCCAACAGATCCGACGGACGGCCCCGGCCTCTTAAAAAAGCGCGGCACATGTGCCAAGCCTCTCCGTCAGATCGGATCAGTTTTTTGCTTCTTCAATGGCCTCTTCTTCCGACTGGCCTGCGTTTACATCGCGCACTGCCTGGAGCAGCTTGCTGTATCCCTCAGGATTGTCGCGGAAAATTTTCTCCACCAGCTCGTACTTCGTTCCGGCCTTGTACGCCTTTTTCAGCTCTTCCTGGTTCCACGGAAACTCATGCTCGGTCGCCTTGACGATTCGGGCATCGTTATAGAGGAACCAGTCCGTTTTTTCTCCCTTGTCTGCCATGCGCTCGCATTCGCGCAGCTCGGACAGGTTCAGTTGGCGTACTTTCCACTCGTCGCCGTCGATGACGACAACCACCTCTTTGCGCGGCGCTTGTTCATTCGCTTTTGCCAAATATTTTTGCAGTTTGCTCATGTCTCTTCCTCCTATTCGATGTAAGCTGGCAATTCATCCAGGTAGTCCGGCTTGTCGATGGACATCCCTTTCAGGTCGTAGGTAGCGTGATCGTTGCCGTCTGCCTTCGCTTCCCACAGCGTGATTTCTTCCGGATTCAACACGATGTTGGAAATGCGGACGCGCTCGGAGTTGCCCGCTTCCTTGTCCAGCGTCTCTCCAATCAAAAACGGCAGCACAGGCGTTTTGCCCTGGGTCAATTGCTCGACGCAGTAGTATTTCAAAGCGGCGTTGGTAGCCGTAATTTTCAGCGTGACCTCTACATGCCAGTCATTGACCGTCTGGATTTTCCCTTTTTGCAGACGGTTGGTGTCGCCGTACTCGACCTTGAGGACCATTTTGCCCTCCAGTGTTCCGTAGATCGGATCTCCATTTTCATCGTAAACTTGGCAATTTTTCAGTTTGATATCGCGTGCAATAGCCAATTACAGCACCTCCCAGTCAATGTCAAAGTATTCGATCGCATCCAATGGCTTGGCCGACAGCAGGAAGCCGCGGCGATCGCCGTTTCCGTTCTTTTTGTCTGTAAACGTCCAGCCTGTCTCAATCGCGCCTTGCTGCTCGCGCACGGTCAAATAAGTGTTGACCGCAGACACAAACACCGCACCGCCCAGGTCGTTGTTGCCCAGCTTGCCTTTGTACTTTTTGCCGACTGCATTGATGTCGTTGACGATCTGGTCGAGCGTCATGCTGACGCGGATTTTGCCGTAATCTTCCCGCTCGTGTGCACCCAAAACAGCCAACGTGTTCACGGCGCTCTCGATGATGTACACCTCGCCGTCACGGGTGGCGACCAAGGTTCCCGAGCTGAGCGCTTGCAAAATGTCGGTGTGGCCCCAGTCTTTCAGCGCTTTTTTCAGCGGCACGACAACCGCCGTCAACGATTCGTGCGCAGGCGTCGCCGCGATCATGCCCGCTACCCATGCCGCCCACTGCAGGCTGCCATATGTGTTTCCATTGTTGTGCTGGCCAGCGATGGCGCAATTGACGACATAACGGGCATTTTGCGCGACAGAGCGCTCCACATGCTTCTCCATGTTTTCATCGTCCGCAGCCTTGCCGCCAATGACCAGCGTGCTCAGCTTTTTGCCCAGCTTGCGGCGATCGCTCATAAACTGCTTGGCCGCTGCCTGCACGGAAGCATCGTCGAACGGCAAGTACATGGCGTCAAAATCCGCACCGGAAACAGCCATGAACAGCTTGCTGGAATCCGCTGCCGAGAGTGCCGCTGTCCCGCTGGTGCCGCCTGTCAAATTCGCTTCGGAAGCTACGGCAATCGCCGCATCGCCCAGCTTTTTCACGCGCAGGTAAAGCGACTGGCTTGTTTTCGCCACCAGCTCATCTGCATCCGCAAACGAAAACTTCTCGGTTTGCAGCGGCCCTTTTACTTGCAGCTCCTTTTTGCCCGGCTCGGAAGTAGAAGCGACGATGACGACGCGCAAGTCGTTGCCCAGCAAGCCCGGATAAAGCGCCTCGATCCGCACGGCATTCGCCTGCTCGTAAGCTGCCTTCGCCGCTGTTCCGTTCGTCATGCGATACGCCAGGACGGTTGCCCCGCCTTCTGCCGCCAGTTCGACCGTATCCGCTTTGCCAAACGTTTGCGCCATGCGCTCCTCGTAGCTGCCCAGCTTCACCAGTTCATCCGGCGCTCCCCACTCTGCCTGGTACGGAACCAGAACAACACCGCTCTTTGGTACTACTCGTTCTTTTGCCTTTGCGATCAGTTCGACCGTTACGCCCGGCCGTTCACGTTGAATTGTCATGCTTACACCCCGCCTTTGTATTTGGTCAATCGATTTTTTACTTGCCCTTCCGACAGCTGCTCGTTGTCTGCCGCCATAAAAAGAGCGCCTGCTACCTCGAACCGTTCGGCTTCCAGATAGGCGGCGCTCAAAATCCACTCCTGTTTTGTTTTCACAACATCAGGTTGCTGCTCTTTTTTTGCCACTAGGAACGTCCCTCCTCAATCTCAAATTCGTTGATGGTCGCTTCCGCCGCTTTCGGCACCGTGACGACGTACGTAAACCGAAACGCAATTTCCGTGCGATCCCGCTTATCCCGCCAGATTCGCAATGTCGAGCTGTCGATGTCGATGGACAAATCCGACGCCGTACCGCGATAGCTGTACTGCGACTTGCGCAAAAGCTGGCGCAGCGGCTCGTCCGACAGCCTCTGGTACACGCCAGCTGTTTTCGGATAATGCAGCACGATCCACGCCTCTGACTGCACTTGATAGGAAGCATGGCTCCTGCCCGTCTCCCCGATGCCTTGCGTCAGCAAAAACGCGGCCGGTGCGGAAAAACGCTGAGCCATCCAGTCGTCGACGTTGACGACCGTTGCCAGCTGCGGATAAGCTTCCCCGATCAGTTCGGAAAGAACGGACAACTCGCGATCCTCCATCCTCCCACCTCCCTTGGTTGCACTGCTTGCCTGCTGTTTGTCACATGCCAGCTCCCTCCTTCGTCGGATTAGCGAACAGGAAAAGCCACCCGGCAATTGACCAGATGGCTTCTTGTGTCTCTTACTTGATTCGCTTGAGTCCATTATAACCTTTTGCGCGGATCAAAATGGATTTTTCACGTAAGTGTCAGGGAGTGTCAGCTCTTGTCAGCCTTGTTAGCCAGTGATTCGCCCGCCCTTTTGGAAAAAGCCGCTCGAAGATCGTTCCAGCTCTTTCAACGATTCCAGCTACTTCATTCCAGCTCCAAAAAAAAAAGCCCGATCCTGGCATGTCGCGCCAAAATCGAGCTTCTCGCATCTTCTGCGTATTCACTTTTCGCTTTTTCATCCCGTCTGCTGCATTTCATCCCCGTACATCGCCCACGCCATTTTCAGCACAGCACTCCGCTTAATCTCGTAGTAGCGTTGGCGGGACACCCCGATCGCTTTGGCGATCAAATTGTTTTTCTCCCCATCCAGCAGCGCTTCCACAATCAGTCGCTCCTGTTCGCTGCGAATCGTTTCTACCGCTCTGTTGATCCGCTCGATTTTGTCCTGCAAATTTTGCAGCCGCTTCTGTTTCCGTTCCCGGCGAACGACTTCCGCGTGTGTTTTGTCGCTGTGGGAGCCTTGGCCTTTTGGCATGGCCGAATCCAATCCGTACTGGCTGACCATGCCTTCCCCGGCTTCCCGCAAATAGCGCTGAATGCGGACAATCTCGATTTGCATGTAGCTGTAATCGCGAATTTCTTCTTCCGTCTTTTGCAAAACAGAGAGGGCTGGAGCCAACTCGTGCAAATCAAAGCGGACTTCCCGTTGTTTACTCGCCTCTTTCTGAATCGGCCGTGCTGGCTTTGCTTGCTGCTGCTGCAAATATCTGTCCCACTCCGGGCACGATTCAATTTTGCCGATATGCTGGTCATGGACCTGGCAATGCGTCCGCTTCCCCCAGCACGTCGCCGGGCAACCTTCGCACACCGCTTCCATCAACATGTCTTTACTGATCAAAGTTGTCGTCGTCATTCTCTTTCCCCCTCGTTCTCTCGTAAAAGCTGTAGAGATACATCGTTTCGTTTTGCTGCTATCTATCTTTTTCGTACCTTTTCTGCTAAAATGCTCTGCCCGATGATCACTCCGACCAACAGGGCGCAAGCAACGATCAATGCTGCCTGTATCATCTCTGCAAAAATCCCCTTCCCCCATGGAATGATATGGAAACAAAGGACAGCGCCGACTCCTCAACTATTCTTGCGGATGCTGCTTTTCATGGGCAGGAGGATCGATTTTTTTCTCACTCGGTTCTGCCTCCTTCTCTTTCTCCTTGTTCGCCTTCAACTGCACATCCAAAATGTTGTTGATGCGAATCTGCAAATCGACATGCTTGAATGTCACTACCAACACGAGAAAACAAACGACCACAGCGAGCACCTGGACATAATCCATCGACAT